ATAAACAAAAACAACTATACCGAAACATATTCAAGACAAAGCAACCATACCTTCGCCTTGAATACGTAAGATGGCTCTCACATACAGAAGTCCATTAGAGGATATAGTTGCAGCCTTTGACCCGGCTGTGCAGTCAAGTATTTCAAATACCGCAGCTCAGAGCTACAAGGAGTATGAGCAAAGTAATTTCGAGTTGTTTAATTACGCTTTGTCAGCTAAGGCTAAGGAGCGTTTAAGCACCTCAGGCGTTTACCTCAGTCCTTACTCTGCTGTGCCGCACTCGCACCCCGTGTGTAAGACATTAGAGAATTATTTCCTGTATAAAGTTCTACCATCCTATTTAGACAGTAGATTTTATTTTGTAGGCATTAAAAATTTCAAGTTAGAGTTGCTTAAGAAGAGGAGCAAGAATCTAGACTTAGTTAGTAGCATAAATAGATTTGTTTCTAGTGCTGACAAATTGAGGTACACCTCTGATTTCGTCAGACTTCAGAGCAGCAAAAGCGCGTCCCTGGTTAGTAAGCGCGTTGTGCTAGAAGATGTCACTCTGAGAGATCTGCTCCCTGCAGCGATGGCTCGCAGCGCGAAATACCTCTTTTTGCATGATGAACTGCACTATTGGAGCAAGCGCACGCTCATGAACTTTCTGAGTGAGTTGCAACCTGAGGTGGTGCTTGCTACCGTTGTTATACCTCCCGAGACGCTCGCAGGCGCAAAAGAGAGCTTGAACCGGTGGTGTTACGAGTATGAGGTGAGCGGTAGCAAGCTATATTTTTATCCTGATGGTGTAAGGGCCGAGGGGTATGAGCAGCCCCTCGGCGCATCATATTTGCTCAAGTGCGGCAAACTGCTGCTTGATGATGGGCAGGTGTACTGTGTTGATGTGGTATGCAGTAAGTTTGCGCACCATCTACTTTGCATAAGCAAAGGGGATGCGGTTGTGCCCACCAGGAGGTCGTATGGGCCGTTTGATGCAACATCCGCACGCGGACTCTCAAATTTGACCGCGAGCTTGAAAAAGTACATCCCTGTGAATTTTGAGGTGATGTCTAAGGTGTACAGGTATTTGCGGACGTTGAAGAAGCCGGATGCACAGTCAGCGATGGCCAAGCTGAGTCAGATATTACCGAGCCCCACGAGCGCTGAAATCAAGTTCGTGAGTGAGTTTGCGGACCTCGTCATAGAGACGAAAGGCATACATAGCATGATTTGCCCCGCTCGCCTAACGCTGTGGCTTGGAAAGGTTGGGAATGTGTTACCACCCTGCTTGCGTGAGAGAATCGCGACGGTCAAGGAGGTTTCCCTAGATGAGTTTGTAGCAAGTTTTGAGCCTTACACGCTGAATGTTGAGGTGGTTGATGTGTCCACCTCCAGTGTGGAGTACATAGTGGAGCTCTTCACGGCCGAGGTACCCGTAACTGAAACAGATCTCCTGAAGGCCATGTCCAGATTTAACAGTGGGGAGAGCGTGGTCCTTGATAGGACGCCGCAGCGGTACACAGGTATGGCCCCATTGAGCGGGAAGGTCGAGTTCTCATTGGAGCTCAACTATGATGCATTGCCGCGATTCTGCGCTGACAACTTCATCAAGTCATACTCGAGGTTCGACGAGCCGAAGCCCGCGATCGAAAGCATCAAAGTGGTGATTCAGCATTTTTCCAGGGTGAGTTTAGCCTTCCCGATGAGAAAGGTGGGGGTGCTTTTTGGCCAAGCAAAGTTCTGGCGTCGTGTGATGTTGAGCGTGCATGCGAAATTAGCCCGTTACAGTCGCGCCAGTTACCCGAAAGATGGTGTGGGGTGGTTCCAAGCTAGGAGGAGAGCAAATCAAAGATACCTATGCGGTACTGGGGATCATCCGAGTGTCGTACATGCTGTACGCTCCGCCTGGACCATGGTGGTGCAAGAGGTGACTGCGAAAGGGGATGCAGACCTGCCATGGATAGAACACGCAAGTGAGGCTGCTGGGTGCCACATTACGGGAAGTAACTCAAAGGCACAGCCAGATGAAGTGAGTGTTTGTGGAGAACATGCGCTCTGCGTGAAAATGAAGGTGGTCTGCACGGCCCACTCAGGGTTGAATGGGTTTGACATTGGAGCAGCGAGTCGAAGCGGGTTGAGCTATATAGCTTTTGGTCGCCACACTGCATCGAAAGACGCATTGAAATCTTGCGGCTTCTATGTGGAATCAGAATGGCCTGCGTGGCTCGATCAGTGGCTGGAGGTGGTTGTGCTGGATGCTGCGTACAATGTGTGCGTCGTGAGAATGAACCAGGTCACTGGAGGTGGAGCGCAAATGTGTTTCGAGAACTTGGGCAAGTTGAGCACAGAAAATACCGCCTTGGTGTGCCTGAGTGGCAAAGCAAGCCTAGCCAATTGCAGGGATAACTGCGATCGCGCAATGGAGGTTACTGAAGGCGGAACTTTGCGCTTGGAAGGGGAGGCCCGGACTCTTGGCGAAGTGGGTGTGAAATGCGCCAATGCAATGTATGTTGATGTGGTCATGTTACGGCTTGTGGAAACTACGGCATCTGTAGAGTTGGTAGAGGCACCCACGGAAGTGAGGAGTGACCGTGGAGAACCCGCATTGTGTTACGACAGTTTGGGTGCTCAGGTGACCATTGTGAGTGAAGCGTCCATGCCGAAGGGGGTGTTGCGTGATGTGCCGGGGGATGGCGATTGCTATTGGCACTGCCTCGCTGAGGTGTTGGACATGAGCGCTAAGGTGATTAAGAAGTTGTGCTGTGAGCGTCTGCTGAGTGTGGCCCCAAAGCTCTCCGAGGAGGTTATGCGACAGGTCGAGGATGGAGAGAGCGCATGCGACGAGCTAATTGCAATTTCTGCTGCTCTTTTTGGACTTTGCGTAATCATCCACAATGAACAAAGGGGGGATGAGCGTACCTTCAAGGGGCACAGCGCCACAATTCAAATCAAGCTTCTCCTCAAGGGGGAGCATTTCCAACTGATCCTGCCAAGGAACAACTGCGTTTTGAGAGCGATAGGGCAGGCTCTGAAGCGATCGGAGGTTGAGGTGCTGAAGGTGGTCAATGTAAAGTGCACTGAGGCACTTGTGGGAAAGATCTGGGAAGGTGAGGGCGTTGGCCTTGACGAGCTAGATCTCGTCTTTAGCTGCTTCGACATCCGTGCGATCGTGCACCGAGGTAATGAGCAGTTTGTTTTGAATGAGCAGGGGAAAGTGGTCAAATCGTTCTCAGCGACGGATGATCACCTCGAGTACCTAGAGAGGAAGAGGACACCAAGCGCCGAATTGCTGATGGGGCACAAGAAGTGTAGGGAGGTAGATCAGAGAGCTGTGAATGAACTAGCGATGGCAGGGACCTCTCTGGTCTACGAAATTAGCGCTACGCGCGCGAGAGTACTCGCGGAGTGTTTGCTTGAGGGACTGACTGGGGCTTTCAGCTCAGAACTTTTTGATGGAAAAAGAAGTCTAATGCCTACTGGTACTGATGTGGAGGCCCCTCGTTGTGCGCGAGTGCATGTTATTATGGGCACCTTCGGAGCTGGAAAGAGTACCCTCTTCAAGAAATTCATGAGCAAATGCTCGGGCAGAAAGGTCACGTATGTGTCGCCACGCAAGGTGCTGGCGGATTCCTTCAAAAGCATGATGGGCCTGGGGAGGACCAAGGGCGAAAGTGCGTTGGTGGGCGCTGAAAACTGGTCCGTTCGGACATTCGAGGCGTTCTTACACACAGCTTTTACAGTTGAGAAAGGTGAAGCACTCCTTTTTGATGAGATCCAACTCTATCCACCTGGCTATCTCGACCTAGTCTGTTGCATAGTGCCACCCACAGCACACTTATTTTTGATTGGCGACCCGTGTCAGAGCGAGTATGACAATGAGCAGGACAGAGCTGTCTTCAGTGACAGCCAGACTGACATCATGAGACTTTTGGATCGCTCAGAGTATAGGTACACAGTGGGTAGCTACAGATTCCTCAACCCAAAATTTGCGAATAGGCTACCATGTAGTTTTCTGAACTTCAATGAAGAGGATGAAGAGGATCTGTATGTTCTAAGAGAGGGGGTTGAGCGACTGGCCGAGGTGGAGGAGAAGTACAAAGAGGTATTCCTCGTTTCCTCCTTTGAAGAGAAGAAGCTTGTCAAGTGCTATAGCTCCATGGATGCCAATGTACTCACATTCGGCGAATCAACGGGGTCTACCTTCAATTATGCTACATTGCTCATCACACGGGCTTCCGCCGCTGCTAGTGAGAGGCGTTGGCTAACTGCGCTAAGTCGTGCAAGGCGGGGTCTCTACATCATCAATGCTACGGGTCTGGGGATGGAGGGTCTGATTATGAGTTATTCCCAACGTAGCTTGGGGGGTTTTCTTACAGGGAGATCAAAGAAGGAGGATCTCTTAAAGCTGCTTCCTGGAAAGCCAATATTTCAAGAGGTGTTCTACCCCTCCCTCTGCAAAGATGAAGGGATCATGGAAGAGAAATTGCAGGGCGACCCATGGCTCAAAACGATGATTGACTTGTTGCAGATGCCTGATGTGGAGGAAGCGGAGGAGCTTGCAGAGGTGATGCAAGAGGAGTGGTTCAAGACGCATCTACCGCAGTGTGAACTAGAGTCTGTGCGCGCGAGGTGGGTGCACAAAATCCTCGCAAAAGAAGCTCGCGAGAAAAGAATGGGCATGCTGATTTCAGAGCAATTCACAGATGAACATAGTAAGAACAAGGGGATGCAACTGACCAACGCCTGTGAGCGTTTTGAAACTATTTACCCCAGACACAGAGCAAATGACACCGTTACTTTCATCATGGCAGTGAAGAAAAGGTTGAGATTCTCGAGCCCGGCCAAGGAAAAAGCCAAGCTGCATGAGGCATCGAACTACGGCAGGTATTTGATGGAGATATTTCTGAAGAAAGTGCCGTTAAGGCGGGAGCATAACACAGAGTTGATGGCCCAAGCTAAGCATGAATTTGAATTGAAGAAAACCAGCAAGAGTGCAGCCACAATTGAGAACCACAGTGGCAGATCCTGCAGGGATTGGTTAGTGGATATTGGGCAGATTTTTTCTAAGAGCCAAATATGCACTAAATTTGATAATAGGTTCAGGGATGCCAAGGCGGCACAAACTATCGTGTGTTTCCAACATGCAGTGCTATGCAGATTTGCTCCATACATGCGGTACATTGAAAAGAAGCTGCATGAGGTTCTGCCCAAGAAGTATTACATTCACTCTGGAAAGGGGCTTGACGAGCTAAACAATTGGGTCATTGAGGGGCAGTTTGAGGGCTGTTGCACAGAGTCCGACTATGAAGCATTCGATGCTTCGCAGGACCAGTACATCATGGCTTTTGAGATAGAAATAATGAAGTACTTGGGACTGCCCCGGGACTTGATAGCTGATTACCAGTACATCAAGACACACCTAGGGTCTAAGCTAGGCAACTTTGCAATAATGAGGTTCTCGGGCGAGGCCAGTACCTTCCTGTTCAATACTATGGCAAACATGCTGTTCACCTTCATGAGGTATGAGATAAAGGGCAATGAGTACATATGCTTCGCAGGTGACGATATGTGCTCATCCAAGAGGTTGCAGGTCAGCAGGGTGCATGAGGCTTTTCTGGGTAAGTTGAAGTTAAAAGCAAAAGTGCAGCACACTTCAAAGCCCACCTTCTGCGGGTGGAATTTGTGCGCTGATGGAATTTACAAAAAACCTCAGTTGGTCCTCGAGCGCATGTGCATAGCAAAAGAGACTGATAATCTGCGGAACTGTATAGATAATTATGCCATCGAAGTTGCCTTTGCGTACAAATTGGGTGAACGCGCTGTGAACCGAATGGATGAGGAGGAGTTGGAAGCCTTCTACAACTGCGTGAGGATAATCGTGAAAAACAAGCATCACTGTAGGTCCAATGTTGTTGAAGTTTTCAGTAGCGCAAATGTTTGAGATGTTAGCTTAGGTCTTAGCTTTAGGATTGTTAATGGATGTGCTGGTAGATTTGTTGAATAAATATAGCTTCACTAGGATTCATAGTAAACTGTCATCTCCTATAGTTGTGCACTGTGTGCCTGGTGCCGGAAAAACAAGCCTCATCCGCGAGTTGATCAAACTTGATTCAAGATTCGTTGCATACACCGCTGGAGTGGAGGACGAGCCTCACCTTAGCGGGCGCTGGATTAGGAAATTCGAAGGTGTGGTGGATGAAGGTAAGTTCGTGATCTTGGATGAATATACTCTGCTAGAGAGCTTGCCGGATAATCTATTTGCTGTATTTGGTGACCCGATTCAATCCAACACAAAAGTGGTCCGGAGTGCAGATTACACTTGCAATAGAAGTAAGCGATTTGGGCGGAGCACAGCCCTATTCCTTCGAGAGTTGGGCTTTGATGTTGTTGCGGAAGCAGATGATGAAGTCGCTGTGGCCAATATCTACCAAGTGGATCCGGTAGAGCAGGTAGTTTACTTCGAGCAAGAAGTAGGGTGCTTGCTGAGAGCACACCACGTTGAGTGCAAGCACTATACTGAGATAGTGGGGCAAACTTTTGAGAAAGTTACATTCGTGAGTAGTGAGAGCAATTTAAGTTCAAACAGGGTAGCTGCGTATCAGTGCATGACCAGGCATCGAAGCAAATTGTTGATACTAACTCCAGATGCCACTTTCACCGCCGCCTGATTACACCAAAGTACTTTTCTGCGCTTGTGTAGGTGTTGCTTTGTCTGTGATTGTGCATCTGAGCACTCGTAGCACTTTACCGTCTGTAGGGGATAATATCCACTCACTCCCACACGGGGGTTTCTACCGGGACGGCACAAAACAAATTGCCTACTGCAGCCCAAAGGGATTGAATTCCATTGAAAAATTGTCTCAGAGTGCCTTCAGTCCTTGGTCCATTGTACTGTTCTTGATTGCCCTGATTGCGATCTCACACTGGGTTGATAGCAAGAGGTGTGCTCGATGCTCGAACTTCCACGCCTAGCTTTGTACTTTGCAATCATTGTGGTGACTTTCCTCGGGTGTGAGTTGGCTTTGAAAGCTACAAAAAACAGACAGGGTTGTACTGTGGTGATAACAGGGGAATCTGTGAAAATCATTGGGTGTGAGTTCACCGAAAGTTTCATTGAATACGCTAAGAACCTTAAGCCCGCCAATCACTGGTAGGCCCTTAGGTTGTTGGGCGGTGATCTGAATAAACGATGGCTGACGACAAGAAGGGAAAATCTATGGATGTCGCTACTTCAAGCGTCCCTACGCCTAAGACCCAAGCCGCACCAACAGGCGGTGCGCAAGAAACCGGCAACTCAGAGCAATTCATGGAAAGTAGGATAATGAAGCTGCTAGAAACCTTGCGTGCAGAAAGGAGCTCCTCTAGAATCACGAATGCTAGTTTCGAGATAGGCAGGCCGAACTTGCAGCCCACTGAGGACATGAGGTACGACCCCGGGAACATTTACAGTCGACCTTCCATAGACATGCTGTACAAACTAAAGCCGAGAGCAGTCTCCAATAACCTCGCCACACCTGAGGACATGGCAAGAGTTACCGTGGCGATTGAGGGTTTGGGAGTGCCTACAGAGTTCGTCTCCATGATCATCATTCAAGCTGTGATCTACTGTAAGAGTACGAGCAGTTCTGTGTTTTTAGACCCGAGAGGCACGTTCGAGTACCCTGGGGGAGCGATAACTGCCGATTCTGTGCTTGCGATCATGAAGAGAGATGCGAATACTTTAAGAAGAGTGTGCAGACTGTACGCACCAATCGTGTGGAATCACATGCTAGTGCACGATGATCCACCCTCAGATTGGCAGGCAATGGGGTTCCAGAAGAATGAGAGATTTGCGGCATTTGACTTCTTCGACTATGTCGAGAATCCAGCGGCTATCCAGCCGTTGGAGGGCTTAATCAGGCTGCCAACACCGCAGGAGAAGATTGCACATGACACCCACAAAGACATTGCTTTGAGGAAGGCTAATCGGAACGAGACGTATGCGAATACCAGCGTGGAGATTACCGGGGGCAGACTTGGGCCAGAGTTGATTCGGGATCACAACAATGCGAATAACAAGCGGCAATGAGGCTTAGTTCAAAGGTGTTGAGGAAGGTGCTGGTTGGTGTGTTCAAGCGTCACTATGGCTTAGGGCCAAGGCGTGAGTATGATGACATAGCTAGTGTGATAATTAGTAAATTAGAGCCCCCTGAGGTAGGCCTGTCGACGTACGCCAAGAGACGTAGAGCCAAGAAATTGGGTCGATGTCCACGGTGTTACCGGGTGATTGGGCTATCACAGAAGTGTGACGGGTTCAAGTGTGTTCCTGGTATCAGCTACAATCGAAAGGTTGAGCAGAATATCAGGTATGGTGATTGATAGATGCGCATAAGACTTAAATAATAAATAAGTGCGATCTTTATAAAACAATTTAGTTTTAAATATTTTTCCT